ACTGAGTAAATCTATTCAGGAGCTGGAAGAAGGGTTAGCGGCGCAACTCTTTTTTCGCCGTAGTAAAGGCGTGACGTTAACTGATGCCGGTGAAAGTTTTTATCAGCACGCCAGTCTTATTCTTGAAGAACTGCGCGCAGCCCAAGAGGATATTCGCCAACGACAAGGGCAACTGGCAGGGCAGATTAATATCGGCATGGGGGCCAGTATTTCCCGCAGTCTGATGCCAGCTGTCATATCTCGTTTTCATCAGCAGCATCCGCAGGTAAAAGTACGCATTATGGAAGGGCAACTGGTGTCGATGATTAATGAATTGCGTCAGGGAGAATTGGATTTCACCATCAATACCTATTATCAGGGACCGTACGACCACGAATTTACTTTTGAGAAATTACTGGAAAAGCAATTCGCGATCTTTTGCCGCCCGGGACACCCCGCCATTGGTGCCCGTTCGATCAAACAGTTACTGGATTACAGCTGGACAATGCCGACGCCACACGGCAGCTACTACAAACAGTTGAGTGAATTGCTTGACGATCAGGCGCAAACGCCACAGGTCGGTGTAGTCTGCGAGACGTTCTCAGCCTGTATCAGTCTGGTGGCAAAAAGCGATTTTCTCAGCATACTGCCTGAAGAAATGGGCTGCGATCCCTTGCACGGACAGGGGCTGGTGATGTTGCCGGTTAGCGAAATTTTACCGAAAGCGGCCTATTATTTGATTCAGCGGCGTGATAGTCGCCAGACACCACTGACCGCGTCATTAATCACGCAATTCCGGCGAGAATGCGGCTATCTGCAAAGTTAAAACTGCATAAAAAAATAGAGTCTGTCGACATCCGCCAGACTCTACAGTACACACAGCAGTGCATCCGCGTCTTAAATCCGGCATTGTCTCCTCTGCGCCGGTGACTGTGTTATAACGGTTTTAACCTTTAGTTGCCAATTTTCTTCAGTGACAGATTTCACGAAAATATAAGTTACATTATTAATATCGTGAATGAATAATCATGCATAAGCATTTTGCTTAAAATATCGGCAATATTTGGAACTTATTACTGGAATTTTGGGTAATACGTTGTTGGACCGACCCGGTCTGGTTATCATATCGCGCTCTTAATTGCGGGAGGATGTAACATGAACCTTGACGACAAATCGCTGTTTCTTGACGCCATGGAAGATGTCCAGCCGCTGAAACGTGCTACCGATGTCCACTGGCATCCAACGCGTAACCAACGTGCGCCGCAGCGTATCGACACGCTGCAGCTTGATAATTTCCTCACCACCGGATTTCTCGACATCATCCCACTAAGTCAGCCGCTGGAGTTTCGGCGGGAAGGGTTGCAACATGGGGTGCTGGATAAGCTGCGCAGTGGTAAATATCCGCAACAGGCGAGCCTGAATCTTTTGCGCCAGCCGGTGGAAGAGTGCCGCAAAATGATGTTCAGTTTCATTCAACAAGCCATGGCTGATGGTTTGCGTAACGTGCTGATTATTCATGGCAAAGGACGGGATGATAAATCGCATGCCAATATTGTCCGCAGCTATGTGGCGCGCTGGCTGACCGAATTTGATGATGTTCAGGCATATTGCACCGCGCTACCGCATCATGGCGGCAGCGGGGCGTGTTACGTCGCACTACGTAAAACGGCGCAGGCGAAGCAAGAAAACTGGGAGCGCCACGCTAAGCGCAGCCGTTGATCTCGAGACGCATCCGCGGCTTATGCCGCCAGCACGCGGTTGCGTCCATCATTTTTCGCCCGATACAAAGCATCATCAACGCGTTTAAACAGTTCATCGATGCTTTCATTTCCTTCGTGATGCGCCACACCAATGCTGACGGTAAAGCGTGGTAAGCCCGAAATACTCACTTTTGCCACGCTTACACGGATAGTTTCAGCCAGCGAAAGCGCGGTATCCAGTGGGGTTCTTGGTAGCAATAAGACAAACTCTTCGCCTCCCCAACGAAACACCAAATCGCCTTTGCGAGCGCAACTTTCGAGGGGGCGGGCGAGGGCGCATAACACCTCATCACCTTTAGAATGCCCATAGAGATCGTTAATGTGTTTAAAACGATCGGTGTCGATGAGCAACAAGCTGTAATCCTGAGCGATGGCGAGATGCTGCATTTGGCCTGGTTCCGTAATGTGATAAAACTGTCGCCGATTCAGTAATCCGGTCATCGCGTCATGGTGAGCAGCATGTTCCAGCTGCTCCTCCAGCCGTTTTTGCTCAGTAATATCATGCACAATACATAACATGAGCTTGTCGCCATAAATTTCAATCGGTCCGGCATAGGTCTGCACATGACGAGTAGAACCATCCGCCAGTTTATGAACAAAATTCAAAGGTTTATGACCGCCGGGTAAATGCGAAATTTCATGCATGATAGGCATGACGCGACGCCCGAGCATATTTATTTCCCAGGTATGTTTCTGGCACATCGTTTCATGGTTATAACCATAGAAATTGAGCGCGGCGAGGTTTGCATCGACGATTTGTCCATCTCGTGACGGGTCAATCAACAACATTGGTGCAGAGTTAGTCAGAAAAAAGCGCGCATAAAAACCTTGTTTTTTGCGCTGATAATTTGCCGAGCGACTGGCTTTTAAACCCAGCGTTGCCGGCGCTTCGATACCTTCGAAAATAATCACCGGTTCTGTTTCTGTCAGCTCTCGCAAAACAAGCCGACAGCTTAATGCTGTTTCCTCTTCTTTACGCTGAACAGTGAGGATTTCGATAATATCGTGTTGGTTTTGCAGATCGGAGAGGTATTTCGGCAGTTCTTTTTGTGAGGAGACGGAATAGGGACCGGTTCGTAGCTGACTAAACGTGAGGTCTTGCATCAACAGTCGCGCCGCGCTATTGGCATAAATTAACTGTTCCTCAAAGGGCGAAACGATCCAGACAGGACTGGTGAGTAAGTCCAGGGTATTGAAGTTGTGCGTAATCATTGAGATCCCATTATTTTTATCAATTTTTGTTGCTATCCGATCGCAAAAAAGCCACGTCATATGATCAGATAATTCTGATAATGATAGACGCTATTTAACACTTCACACGGTTTGTATACGGAAAAGCATTTTGCTTTTTGTATTCAATTTAGACAGAATTTTATTAATCATTTCAGGGTAATGGGGTGATGAGATGTTGCGTAACAGGGCCAGAAGGCTAGACTACAAAATAATGCGTTGATGATGGAGGCACTGTGGAAGCGATTAAGGGATCGGACGTTAATGTCCCGGATGCAGTATTTGCCTGGATGCTGGATGGTAGAGGCGGCGTTAAACCGCTGGAAAATACAGATGTGATTGATGAAGCGCATCCCTGCTGGCTCCACCTTAATTATGTACACCATGACAGTGCCCAATGGCTGGCGACAACACCGCTGCTTCCCAATAACGTACGTGATGCGCTGGCAGGTGAGAGCACACGGCCCCGAGTCAGCCGTCTCGGTGAAGGCACGCTGATTACATTGCGCTGTATAAACGGCAGCACCGATGAACGCCCCGATCAACTGGTCGCCATGCGTGTATATATGGACGGGCGGTTAATTGTTTCGACCCGACAACGCAAAGTGTTGGCGCTGGACGATGTGGTGAGCGATCTGGAAGAGGGCACGGGTCCGACCGATTGCGGAGGGTGGCTGGTGGATGTGTGCGATGCGTTGACCGATCATTCCAGCGAATTTATCGAGCAGCTGCACGATAAAATTATCGACCTTGAAGATAATCTCCTTGATCAGCAAATTCCACCGCGTGGATTCCTGGCTCTGCTGCGCAAACAATTAATTGTGATGCGTCGCTATATGGCACCGCAACGTGATGTTTATGCTCGTCTTGCCAGTGAACGTTTGCCGTGGATGAGCGATGACCAACGCCGTCGGATGCAGGATATTGCCGATCGCCTTGGGCGCGGCCTTGACGAAATCGACGCCTGTATAGCACGGACTGGCGTGATGGCGGATGAAATCGCTCAGGTGATGCAGGAAAATTTAGCTCGTCGTACCTATACAATGTCGTTGATGGCAATGGTCTTTTTACCCAGTACCTTTCTGACCGGGTTATTTGGCGTCAACCTTGGTGGGATCCCTGGCGGCGGGTGGCAATTCGGATTTTCAATTTTTTGTATTCTGTTAGTTGTTCTTATTGGTGGTGTTGCTTTATGGTTGCACCGTAGTAAATGGTTGTAACAAAAGCAATTTTTCCGGCTGTCTGTATACAAAAACGCCGCAAAGTTTGAGCGAAGTCAATAAACTCTCTACCCATTCAGGGCAATATCTCCCTTGCAGGTGAATGCAACGTCAAGCGATGGGCGTTGCGCTCCATATTGTCTTACTTCCTTTTTTGAATTACTGCATAGCACAATTGATTCGTACGACGCCGACTTTGATGAGTCGGCTTTTTTTTGCCTGTTATTTATCAGCGTCTACCCTTTAAGAGTCCACCCAATGACCGGAGGGAAATATGACGACACTTATTTATTTGCAAATTCCTGTCCCTGAACCGATTCCTGGCGATCCTGTTCCAGTGCCCGATCCGATCCCTCGCCCGCAACCCATGCCTGACCCACCACCCGATGAAGAACCGATTAAATTGTCGCATCGTGAGCGTAGATCTGCGAGGATACGCGCCTGCTAACTTTGCGTCGATGACCACGAGAATAGATTGTGACCGCTTTTTCTACCCTGAATGTTTTGCCTCCTGCCCAACTCACGAACCTTAATGAGTTGGGTTATTTAACCATGACGCCGGTGCAGGCCGCCGCGCTTCCGGCGATCCTTGCCGGAAAAGATGTTCGCGTGCAGGCGAAAACCGGCAGCGGCAAAACGGCGGCTTTTGGCCTCGGCTTGTTACAGCAAATTGATGCGTCGCTATTTCAAACCCAGGCTTTAGTGCTGTGTCCTACGCGTGAACTGGCGGATCAGGTGGCCGGTGAATTGCGTCGGCTGGCGCGTTTTCTGCCAAATACCAAAATTTTGACGTTGTGCGGTGGTCAACCGTTTGGTATGCAGCGTGATTCGTTGCAACATGCGCCGCATATTATCGTGGCAACGCCGGGTCGTTTGCTGGATCACTTGCAAAAAGGCACGGTATCACTGGATGCGCTGAATACTTTGGTGATGGATGAGGCCGACCGCATGCTGGATATGGGATTTAGCGATGCCATTGATGATGTCATCCGTTTTGCGCCTGCATCTCGACAGACGCTTCTGTTTTCGGCAACCTGGCCGGAAGCCATCGCCGCAATCAGCGGACGAGTGCAACGCGATCCTTTGGCGATTGAAATTGACTCAACAGATGCTTTGCCACCCATTGAACAACAATTTTATGAGACATCCAGCAAAGGCAAAATTCCTCTGTTGCAACGGTTATTAAGCTTGCATCAGCCATCCTCTTGCGTGGTGTTTTGCAATACCAAAAAAGATTGCCAGGCTGTCTGCGACGCGCTGAATGAAGTAGGGCAAAGTGCATTGGCGTTACACGGCGATCTGGAGCAACGCGATCGCGATCAGACTCTGGTACGTTTTGCTAACGGTAGCGCCCGTGTACTGGTTGCGACTGATGTTGCTGCGCGTGGTCTGGATATTAAATCGCTTGAGCTGGTGGTGAACTTTGAGCTGGCGTGGGACCCTGAAGTTCATGTACATCGCATCGGTCGTACAGCTCGTGCAGGAAATAGCGGTCTGGCGATCAGTTTCTGTGCCCCGGAAGAAGCACAGCGGGCCAATATCATTTCTGACATGTTGCAGATAACACTTAACTGGCAAACACCGCCAGTTAATAGTTCCATTGTGCCGCTGGAAGCAGAAATGGCAACGTTGTGTATCGATGGCGGGAAAAAAGCCAAAATGCGCCCGGGTGATGTATTAGGTGCACTGACAGGAGATATCGGGCTTGATGGCGCAGATATTGGCAAAATCGCCGTGCATCCGGCGCATGTCTATGTCACGGTCCGTCAGGCTGTTGCTCATAAAGCATGGAAACAGTTACAGGGCGGGAAGATTAAAGGAAAAACATGCCGGGTGCGGTTATTAAAATAATGAAATGTTGAATTGCCGGGTGCAAGAGTAAACATCTTATTCGGGATTGCCGGATGCGACGCTGGCCGCGTCTTATCCGGCCTCCATAAGAGTAGCCCGATACGCTTGCGCATCGGGCGCTATCCTGGTTATTTCACTTCAACCACATTCAGCCGTAACTCATCCAACTGATTTTCATCTTCTTCTGGCTGCCAGCCCGCCGGTTGTAGTGGGATCTCTTCGCGATCAAACGCCAGATCACCCCCGTTAACCACTTCAGAACCGTGGGTGATGCCTTTGAAATCGAACAGGTTGGTATCGCACAGATGCGACGGCACCACATTCTGCATCGCGCTGAACATCGTCTCGATACGCCCTGGATAACGTTTATCCCAGTCACGCAACATGTCAGCAATCACCTGACGTTGCAGGTTAGGCTGTGAACCGCACAGGTTGCACGGAATAATCGGGAACGCTTTTGCATCGGCAAAGCGCTGAATATCTTTCTCGCGGCAGTAGGCCAGCGGACGAATAACGATATGTTTGCCATCATCGCTCATCAGTTTCGGAGGCATACCTTTCATCTTGCCGCCGTAGAACATATTTAAGAACAGCGTCTGCAGGATATCGTCACGATGGTGACCCAGCGCGATCTTCGTCGCCCCCAGTTCCGTTGCGGTACGATAAAGGATACCGCGACGAAGGCGAGAACACAGTGAGCAAGTGGTTTTGCCCTCTGGAATCTTCTCTTTCACGATACCGTAAGTGTTCTCTTCGACAATCTTGTACTCAACGCCCAGCTTTTCAAGATACTCGGGCAGAACGTGTTCCGGGAAGCCTGGTTGCTTTTGATCGAGGTTAACAGCCACCAGCGAAAAATTGATTGGCGCGCTTTGCTGCAAATTGCGCAGAATCTCCAGCATGGTATAGCTGTCTTTACCCCCGGAGAGGCAAACCATGATGCGATCGCCTTCTTCAATCATATTGAAGTCAGCAATGGCTTCGCCCACGTTACGACGCAGACGTTTTTGTAATTTGTTCAGGTTGTATTGTTCTTTCTTCGTATTCTTTTGATTTTCTTGCATTATTTCGGTTCTCTGGTACTAAATGGGGCAAATTGGGGGCAAACTTTGCAACTACGATAGCCGCGCATTCAACATGGCTACCTGTTCGTCGTTCATATCATCAATCCACATACCGTAAATTTCATACACCATCTGCGCAGTTTCATGCCCCATCTGGCTGGCTATAAATGCCGGGTTCGCTCCTGCCGTCAACAGCCAGCAGGCAAAAGTATGCCGCGTATGGTACGGATTACGGCGGCGAATACCAGCACGTTTTACTGCTGCATTCCACCTTGCCCCCAAACTGCTTACCGAGTAATAAGGTTTCTGTTTTCCGTTACACACCCTGGGCATGAAAACAAAATGCAGTTTTTGCTTTTCGGTTCTGCCGTACTCCCGATGATAAAAGGTGATTTCGCTTTTGCGATGATGCCCGGTCAGTTTGTATTGCTCCTTCAGTGCTTCAAGAGCAGGATGCAGTAATGTTACTGTCCGGATCCCGGCATTTGTTTTTGGGGGACCGAACATATCCAGTATCGTCAGGTTTCTTCTGACATTCACAGTTCCCTTCTCGAAATCCACATCCTCCCACGCCAGAGCTGCCAGTTCCCCGTGACGAAGCCCGGAGTAAACGGCAAATTTCCACAAGTTTTGGCTCTGTCCTTTTTCACTTTCCATTAATGCATTGAATTCTGTTTTAGATAACGGGTCAGGCTTTATTCTGTTTCGCTGTAATTTTTTTACTCCTTCAAATGGTTTGGTTGATATAAATCCCGACTGATACGCAAAACGTAACAGCGAACAGAGCAGGGCGATATAGTTATCAACTGTGCGCACGGTTCTTCCTTTTTTGTTGGATCTTGGATTATCCAGGTAAAGCGTTTCTCCATGCAGCAGTTCATTCCGGTAGTTTAAGATATCGCTATAACGAATATATGATATCGGGGTACTTTCACAAATTATTATTCTGAGTGTTTTTAATTGTGATTTCGTTTTCTTCATTGTGTTTGTTGTTAACTCTGTCTCTTTAATTTTTGTCCAGATATCACAAAGCTCCCCGAACGTTTTTATGACTCTCGTTGTCACCATTTTTGCCCCAGTGCTGGACTGGGGAAAACGTCTTAAATACTCAAATTCACCGGAGTTTATTTCATGAACTATCAGCGCTCTTAAATTTCCGGCCTTTTTAATATTACTGTTTGTAATCTCCCAGCCTTTTAATGTTTCCCGACATCGTTTTCCTCGAAACATGAACCAGATGCGAATGTTTCTACCTCTAATCTCGACACCTGTTGGTAATTTAGACATATCATGAGTCTTTGATAAACTGATTTATCTTTGGATAGTTGTACCAGATAATCCCTCGTTTGCTGTCTGGCTTACCTAAAGGAGATACTCGTTTGAAGTGGAAGCCCTCCACCCAACAGTTCTGGCGGTATGCTTCAATTTGTCTGGCCCCCAGACCAGTGCGAAGCATCAGGCCGTATTCAACCATCCACTCTTCATTAAAGATTACTTGTGCCATCGCATCACCTCTGGCAGGCGCCAATGTTAGACTGAAATTGACGCCTGATGTTGATTATTAATAATCAGCTATGAAGTTTTAATTTGAATACAATGCAATTCACGAGGACTGAAGTTTCTCGCAATTAAAATTTATCAGTTTTACTTTCTGCTCTCTGGAAACGCCTGCTTCTTTTTTACCTGAGAGCATTTTTTCGCATTCTGATTTCGTTAGTTTAGATTTTGAATATCTTGTCCAGTTAGTAGGAGTGCCACCTTCCTTTTCAATTGTAGCGGTAATTTTATACATGAACGCCTCCATTAATATTTTCAGTGGTTCGTTTATCCCATCTTTCGAGCGCTTCTTTTTCACTTCCACCATAGCCAGTTCGGGATTCGCATCCGTTGCATTTTGCCCGGTAATATCATGAAATGTCTTTCACCGTTACTGATGGACAACCACAAAACGGACATGGTTTAACATCGTCATATCTCAAAGTTTTTGTCATAAAAACTATCTCACGTTGGCGGTGCATTACACCGCCTGGCTGAATTATTCTTCTGAATTATCGATTACACTGTATTCCCCGGTTAATACAGAGGAGTCTGCCGGATCGATTGTCAGTGGTTCCTTTTCATCCATTGATACTGCACGCTGGATTTCAATTGAGACAGGCAGGTATTTAAACAGGCGACGAATAGCCGTTTTTTTTGCCATTTCTTCCCAGTGAGTTACCCACGGCCCGTTATTACCTGCCTTACTCTGGCTGCGCACCAGTTCAATCTGTTTGCGCGTCATAACTTCAAACTGAGTCCCTCCGTCTTTCAGTCTTGCGACAGCATAGACGTGGGTCACTGGTGCATCTTCGTTTTCTCCCGGGCGGTGTATTAACTTTTCATCAAGGCCAAATTCGAAGCTAAACTCGTCACCTTCACGGACAACACGGGCTGACAGGCTGGCGATTTGACCAGAACGGCGAGCCAGATCAATCATGCCGCGATAGCCAATGATTAGCTGAACGTTCTTTTTACCGCTCTTTTCGTTTTTATTACCAAAAGGCAGTAAATATGCGTGGCCAAGGGCGCTACCTGGCTCAAGGCCGAGCTGTGAACACTGTACGATTGCACTGACAAAACTCATAGTGTCACAGTTTCCTAACGCTGGAACGTTACGAATTTCTGTGGTGGCGATACGGATCATACGTTCAGCCGTCATATGGCGTGGAAGAGCTGCTGCCAGTTGCTCTTTCATTGATGGCTGGTTAATAAAACTAATCACGTCGTTATTTTTAACTGCTGCTGGTGCACGGTTTCCCTGAGTTTTTTGCAGATCGGCTTTTGCGATTGGTGGTTGCTTAGTCATTTGCATATTCCTTAGCCCAGCGGGGCAGTGATAACGTCTTAATAGCTGGCCATTCATCGGTATTGAGGCAGTCAGCCAGGGTCCTCAGATTGCGGTGATATTCCTGCTGGCCTGCCAGTTTTGCTTCTTCGCCCATCATGAAAATCTCAATCGGGTAACGTCCGCATTCAACAGTTGTGCTGGCAACCAGAAAAACGAAAGTTGGCAGCACACCAAACTGTGCTTCATAACCGTCACTGTAGAATGCATCCTGAACGTGATAGCGGTAGTCGTAATAAGCCGTTTTGAATCGTTGAATATCCGCTGTGGTTTTCACGTCCATGATCCAGTGAAATTCAGGAATAATTTTGTCCGGACGGCACCGACACAAAATTCCTGTTTCCGGATCTTCCCAGTAAATTGATGATTCAGCGTGTCCGGCGCTTTCCACAAGCCATTGACCCAGCGGCAAAGCCATAACGCTCTGATACATGAGTTCAATTTTCCGGCCTTCTTCGGCAGTGATAACCGTTTTTCCTGTGCTTGCGCATTCCATCAGAAACGCTTTCTCTTCTTCTTTTCCGGCGTTTGTACGGCGGTTAAATTC